TACTAGCGTTACTCTGACAAACTCACCAGTAATCGATACTTACCAAACACTAGATGGCAAGGCTTACAAGCACACAGACGATCAATGGACACTTAACATCGAACTTCTAGCTGACTGGGGCGTCGCTTCATCACTATTCGAAGCAATGTGGACTGCAGCTGAAACAGCTCCAAACACTGCACTTGCTTATTCAATCACTGCTACAACTGGCGCAGTATTCACAGGAACCGCACTTCCAGTATTTCCAGCCGTCGGCGGAGCTGCTCCAGGAGCGCAAACCGATTCTTGGTCTATGCTTGTAGTGGGAACTCCAACAGAGAACTTTTCGTAACAAACAAATCTAGGGAGCAAAAATGAAACTACCAATAACCATCGAATTTAACTCTGGCGAACAGGCAACTTACACTGCTCAACCGCCAGAGTGGGCTAAATGGGAAAAGGCGACTGGTAACACAATTTCCAAGGCGCAAGACAATATCGGCATCTGGGATCTTATGTTCTTGGCGTATCACGCACACAAGCGCGAAGCCGCTGGTAAGCCAGTCAAATCTTTTGAAGTATGGCAGGAAACAGTTGCAGATGTAATTGTGGGAGATAACGACCCAAAAGCTATGAGCCAGGAAGCATCAATCGCGCAATAATTCAGTTGGCAATTGCCACTGGTATTCCGATGAGCGAATGGCGCGAAGCCGAGGATATTCTTACCGCATTTGAAATTCTAAAGGAGCGCAATGAATCAGGCAGAAGTTGAAGCCTACAACCGAAAAGAAATTCGGGAAGTAGTCAGAGCCTTCAAAGCTATGGATGACACTGCCGTAACTGAAGCCAAAAAGGTTTCTGGCGCTCTGGCAGATTACGCACTTGGCAAGATCAAAGAAGCTGCGGGAACTAGAACCGTCGCAACAAAGGTTGCAACCAGAATTGCTTCAGGCGGTAAGGTTTCAAAGAGTTCCAAGATAGGTGAAATTAGTCTTGGGTTTGCTTCTCAAAGATTTTCAGGTGGTGGAACTACTCGCAGCTTATGGGGTGGAATGGAATTCGGATCTAATCGATTCCCACAATTCCCGAACAGAACTCCGACACTAGGGCGAGGAAATAAGGGTTACTTTATCTTCCCGACGTTGAAAGCTGCTCAGCCTCATATCATCAAAGAATGGCAAGAAGCGTTTTCTAAGATAATCAAGGAGTTTTAATGGCATCTGATTCAAGAACACTTAAGTTAGCCATCCTTGGTGAAGTCAAAGGTTTAACCGATAGCCTAAATAAAAGCTCAAAAGATGTAGATACTTTTGGCGATAAGATAACCAAGTTTAGTAAAGTAGCCGCTGCCGCATTCGTAGCCGTTGGCGCGGTCGCTGCTAAGTTTGCAGTAGAGGCAGTAAAGAACGCAGCCGCCGATGAGAAGGCTCAAAGAACTCTTGCCAAGACTATTGAAAACACTACTGGTGCTACTCGCAAGCAAATTGATGCCGTTGAAGACTGGATAACCAAAGTCTCACTGGCTAAGGGTGTTACCGACGATGAATTACGACCAGCCTTCGCAAGACTTACACGATCAACAAAAGATGTTGAAGAAAGCCAGAAGCTTCTCAACCTTGCATTAGATATCTCTAGCGCCACTGGCAAGCCATTAGAAGGCGTCGCTAACGCCCTGGGTAAAGCCTATGATGGAAACACCCAAGCGCTAGGTCGGCTTGGTCTAGGTGTAGATCAGAACATTTTAAAGAGTAAAGACTTCGATGCTGCCTATGTTGCACTGCGAAAGACTTTTAAAGGCTTCTCAGAGCAAGAGGCTAATACTTTCGAAGGTAAGTTAAACCGCCTCAAGATAGCATTTGACGAAGGCAAGGAAACAGTCGGATCTTATATCCTTACTGCTATTACTCCCCTGGTTACTCTGACCGTAAATAAGTTAATTCCAGCCATTCAGGATATCTCAGATAAGCTTGGTAAAGCCGTCGAGCCAGCCTTTAGACGTTTGCGTGATTTTGTTAAAGAATTCTTCATCCCTATATTTGGCGCTCTTCGAGATGCGTTCAATAAAGTTCGCGATGCGTTCGTAGATAACAAAGAGGATCTAGAACCGCTACTTACCCTTTTCAAAGATGTCTGGGATTTCATCGCCAAGTATCTTGTTCCAATTCTAAAGACTACCTTGGTCAGTGCTATCAGAGCCGCTGGCGATGCGTTCGGTTTAGTCCTAAGCATCATTTCGCCAATCATTGCCAAGATTTCTGACGGTATTAGAGGTTCGATTAACCTAGCAATCGATGGCATTAACGCTCTAATTAAAGCCTATAACTTCGCAAACAACTTATGGGGCGGTAGCGATGTTAAGCCAGTAGATAAGTTAGGCGCAGGATCCAGTGGCAGCACTGCCGATTTCAGCCGTAGCTCTAGCAAGATAAACACAACCTTCCCAACGGGTTCAAGTGGTGGCACTGGCTCAGGTGGCGCAGGATCAACAGGCATGGCTAGTGGTGCAAGCGCGATAGGTAGTTCCGTTGGCGGTGCCATAAGTAATATCGATAAACTTCAAAAGGATGTAGATAAGAACATCGCCGCAGCAAATAAAGCACTAGAAGCCGCAAACGCAGCCAGCGCAAAAGCCGATGCTTATTTCCCAATTAGTTCTGCAGATTTGAATTACCAGGATAGCTTTAGAAGTAGTCCGATGAATACTTATAACGTAACGGTAAACGGCGCTTTAGATTCTGAAAGCACTGCCCGCCAAATCGTATCCCTTCTCAATGATTCCCAGGCTAGAGGAACTCTAGGAGCCGCAGGGCTTATTGGAGCAGTCAGCTTCTAATGACCCAATGGAGTCCAGTCTGGCGTGTAATAGTAGATAGTGTAGAAGTTACTGACGTAACGCTCTCTGACTTAACTATTACTTCTGGTCGCACTGATATCAATTCTCAACCAGTGGCGGGCTATTGCAGTGTTCGACTAATCAACCTGGAAAACACAAGTTACAACTTTACTGTCGGAACTCAAATCAGCATTGAAGTCCAGAATTCAACATCTACCTTCATCCCTATATTTGGCGGGTATATAACCGACTTTCAAATTTCAGTGGTCAGCGCAGGATCAGTGGGCTTCACAACCGCCGCCACAATTACTGCGTTAGGCGCATTATCTAAACTTCCCAAGATTATTAGTGAAGGAGTATTAAGCCAGGATGAAGAAGGAAACCAGATTTACACCTTGCTTTCTGGGTTCTTGCTTGGGCAATGGAATGAAGTTTCTCCTGCTCAAACTTGGGCTGCCTATGACCCAACAACAACCTGGGCAGATGCAGAAAACCTAGGACTTGGCGAAATCGACCAACCTGGTAATTATGAGATGGTTGCAAGAGGTTCCAACCCATCGGATCTTTATTCCTTAGTTACTCAAATTGCCAATTCAGGGCTTGGGTATATCTATGAAGATGCCAATGGAAACATCGGATATGCCGATTCAACCCATCGCCAGGATTACTTGGCTAATAATGGCTACACAATTCTAGATGCCAATAATGCCCTTGGGGTTGGTATCTCGACCGTTACTCGCGCTGGCGATATAAGAAACAAATTTATAATTAGTTATAACAATGGTTCAGGAAGTTACACCGCCGAAGATACTCAAAGCCAAAGCTTGTATGGTTTGCTGGCAAGTTCTTTTGATTCATCGGTTAAGCATTCCTATGATGCCGAGGATATAGCCGACCGTTATATTGCTCTTAGATCTAGTCCTTATGGCAAATTCCAAGCGATTACCTTCCCGCTTGGAAATGATGAAATTGACGATACAGACCGCGACGCCTTATTGAATATCTTTATGGGTCAGCCAGTCTGGATTCAGAATATACCTGGCAACATCACAGATGGTTCATTCCAGGGTTATATTGAAGGCTGGACTTTCCAAGCTTCCTATAACGGCTTAAGCATAACTTTCAACGCAAGTCCGATAAGTTTCTCCCAAATTGCGGTAAAATGGGAGATGGTAGATGCGGCTGAAACTTGGAACACTTTATCCCCATCCTTAACTTGGATCAACGCGATAGGAGCAGTAGCTTAAATGGCAACTACAACAACGAACTTCGGTTGGGATATCCCCCAATCAACGGACTTGGTGAAGGATGGCGCCACCGCTATTGCTGCACTGGGTCAAGATATAGACACAGCCCTTGTTGATCTAAAGGGTGGAACCACTGGTCAGGTATTAGCAAAAGCTTCTGCAACCGACCTAGATTATTCATGGGTTACAACAGATGACACCAACGCAATTCAGAACGCTATCGTCGATGCTAAAGGCGATTTAATTGCCGCAAGCGCAGCCGATGTTCCTGCCCGTCTAGCCGTAGGAAACAACGGCGAAACCCTTGTGGCTGATTCATCGACTGCAACTGGTTTATCTTGGCAACCAAACTTTGCCGCTGGCAAGAACAATGTGATAAACGGTGATTTTGGTATTTGGCAACGCGGCACAAGCATTACTGCAACTTCAGGACAATACACTTATGGCCCAGATCGCTTCTCAGTTTATGGTTACGGCGTAGGAACTGGAACAGTTACACAACAAACCTTTACACCAGGAACCGCACCAGTAGCAGGATATGAAGGACAGTTCTTTGCACGTTTCAAAAGCACAAACACTAACCTGCGTGTCCAACAACCTATTGAAGATGTTCGCACTTTTGCAGGACAAACTGCAACAGTTTCATTCTGGATGAAATCACCAACAGGAACGACTGCGGATGTTTTCTATTCTCAGAATTTTGGTTCAGGTGGTTCAGCAAGTGTTGATATTGGTGGTTCAACTATAACCATTTCAAGTTCTTGGGCTAGATACACCCACACTGTTGCAATTCCTTCAGTAGCAGGAAAGACAATCGGCACGAGTTCATATTTAGCACTTCGTTTTGGTGCTGCGCTTAACGTAGATATTGACATCTGGGGTGTTCAATTTGAAAAAGGTTCAGCCGCTTCACCATTCCAAACCGCAACCGGAACTGAACAAGGTGAATTGGCTGCGTGTCAGAGGTATTACCAAAAGAGTTTTCCGCAAGCAACTGCACCTGCACAAAACGCTGGTAAAACTGGAGTTGTTTATTTTGCCCAGGTAGTAGCTGGTGCAGTAAATCAAACCGTTGGCGGAGTGAGACTGACAATAATTATGAGAACGACCCCAACCGTTACTACTTTTAACCCTGATGCAGCAAGCGCCCAAGTTAGAAATGTTAGCGCTGGAACAAACTGGACTGCAACAGCAGTTGAACAAATTGGCGATGCTGGATTTGGGCTACAAGCAACTGCCGCAGCAGGAAGCGGTGCAGGAGATAGAGCAGTAGTCCATTACACAGCAGAGGCGGAATTATAAATGAAATACATATATGAAGAAATAAATAATGATTTTGATGAGAAACTAATTAAGCGAACAGATGAAATTGGCAATGTTTCTTGGATTCCTTGCAATGATTCTAATTCTGACTACGCGGCTTATTTAGAATCTTTAGCGCCTAAAGCCAAAGCATCAAAGGTTGTTAATGCGCCCGTTTCTGAGTAAGTCTGGCGAAACTCTCAGAAATCAAATCAACCGTGCTTTCCCAGATAGAGATAAGCGTTCGGATGGATGGATCGGAGACGCTCGCCATTCAGCAACTAAGTCGGATCATAACCCTGCTCTACCATCGGGGGTTGTTCGTGCCATCGATGTTGATAGCGACCTGGGTGGGGCAGCCAATAACGCACACTATTTGGCAAATCAACTTAGACTCTTGGGCAAGACCGATAAGCGATTAGCTTATGTAATCTTCAACAAGAAGATAGCAAGCCCTATCTTGTTTTGGAAATGGCGCCCGTATCGCGGTTATCCGCATACTAGCCATATTCATATCAGCTTTACACCACTGGGAGATCAAGACAAAAGCAAGTTCAAACTACCAATCCTAGGAGAGTAATGAATATCAAGAACCCACTAGTTCTAACCCTTGGCGCATTCTTATCAGCTTGGGCTGCATCAAACTTTGACGTTGACTACCGCGCCATTCTCTGGGCGGTCTTAGCGGGCGTATTTGGATACGCAACACCTAAGAAATGAACCAACAAGATTTCTTTACGCTTTACATAGCGACTGTCTCCATCATCGGCGGACTTTCAGGTTATGTCATTACTCATTTACTCGGCGAAATTAAGCGACTAAATTCGCGTGTCGATGAGATTTACAACATACTCTTAGAGCGATAATTTAATCATGGCTCGCAAAGCTAAGGTGATGGATGATACTTATTCTGCCCTGGAAATGTATTGCATAGGGTTGAACGAGTATTACAAAGCACTGCGTAAAGCGGGTTTCAGTGTCGATATTTGCATGGCAATGATCATGGATAAAGCTTCTTACCCAGACTGGCTACTTCCCAAACCAATTGACTTCGACCCAGACAATCCCGACTTCTCTCCATATGAAGATAATGAGGACTAAACTTGAAAAAAATAGTCGTAATATCGGATCTACAAGTTCCCTATCATGACGAAAGAGCAGTTAGAAATGTTGCATCGTTTATTCGTCGATTCAAGCCAGATCAGGTCATTACAATTGGAGATGAAATCGACCTGCCGCAAGTGTCAAGGTGGACGGAAGGAACTCCAGGATGGTTCGAGCAAACACTGGGAAGTGATCGTGATGCAACTGTCGAGATATTGTGGGATCTTCAGGTAACAGACATGATTCGGTCTAATCACACCGACCGCTTATACAACGTGATTATGAAGAAAATCCCAGCATTCCTAGCACTGCCAGAATTGAAGTTCGAAAAGTTCATGAAACTAGATGAACTGGGTATTAAGTTCCATCGCAAGCCATTAGAGTTTGCGCCTGACTGGATAGCCATTCATGGGGATGAGGGTAGCGTAAAGCCTACACCTGGTTTAACAGCCCTAGATGCCGCCCGTAAGCATGGAAAGAACGTGGTGTGTGGTCACACCCATAGAGCGGGTCAATCAGCCTTTACAGAGGCTTCTGGGGGCGTTTTAGGGCGTATTCTGCGGGGTGTCGAGGTAGGCAATCTTATGGACTTTAAGAAGGCTGGTTATATGAAGGGAACGGGCAACTGGCAACAGGCTTTTGCCGTGTTCTATGTCGATAAGAAGACCGTGACTAACACTATTGTGCATATTGAAAAGGATGGATCTTTCGTATTTGAAGGCAAGCGTTATGGCTGATTCGTTTTGCGGCGAGGAATGGCTGGGTTTTGAAGAAGATTTCGTTATCAAATCGTTATCAAAATATGCCACGATGAGGTTGATTTAGCCTTAAATCGGTGCAACCCTTATCTTATTCACAAACCCTTGTGGATAGAAACGGGAGCAATCATGGAAGAATTAAACGCACTTAGTTTATTGTGCGCTTTGACCCTGCCACCATTAGCTGCATTTTCGGCATATTGGGCAGGTTACAGTAAAGGCAAACGCGAAGGTTGGCACGCTGGGCGCTCGCTTATGCGTATCCCAATGAATACCAATCGATGAAACGCGATGAGATCCTTAGAAATGCCGAAGCAATCGCAAACGCTAGAGATATTGAATATGGATCACCAAATGTTTCTATGCTTCGCATCTCGAAGCTCTGGTCAGAGTATCTCGGTTATCCAATCGACCCTCACGAAGTCGCAATCTGTATGCTACTTGTCAAGGTCAGTCGTATCTCGGAGCAAGCGGAACACAAAGATAGTTACTACGACCTTATCAACTACGCAACTATCGCTGGCAGCCTTGCCACTATGGACTGGGATGATCTTGATGCTGGTTAATGCGAAAAAAGGGGTCTGGTGCGACTACCATAAATATCAATATGGGGTTACTAACCCAAAAGGACAGGTGCAAGCTGCCTGGACAATCATTTCAGAATTACCACGATCTTCTAAAATTCCACGTCACTATTGTCAGGAATGCGCAGTAGATTCTAGCAAATGGGCAGATGGAACTTACTTCGACCTAAAACAACAAATCCAATTCGCACAAGAGCGATATGGACTAACTCAAGGAGCATTAGATGGCATTTAATTTGAACGATTATGAAGATGTGGCTGCGAGAATTCGCAGGGTGCATGACAATTATCCGATGAATAGATTTAACATAAGAGAAATGAAGGTTGACCATGAAAAAGGTTATTGCTGGGTTATCACCGAAATATATAGGGATGCGAATGATCCTTTCCCTGCTGTCTGCGATGCTGCGTATGAGTTCCGTTCTGATCGCGGTGTTAATAAAGATTTCTGGGTCGAAAACTGCGTCACGTCATCTTATGGAAGATCCGCAGGACTTCTCTTGGGAAGCGAGAAGCGCAGCACTAAACAAGATATGGAAAAAGTCGCTCGAATAGAAAATGATTTGGCTTCGGAAAGAATCGCAAATGCTCCCTTGGCTATTAATAACACTTGGGATGAGTTCGTTGGTAAAGAACCAACACCAGAACCAGTTTCACTAGAAGAAGCTGCTCAATTAGTTCAACAAACATTCGGAGAAGCTGAACCGATTCCAACATGCTCTCATGGAGTCAGAACTATTAAATCTGGCGTAAGCGCATCTGGTAAAGCTTGGCAGGGCGCAATGTGTGAAGTTCGTGGTGCATCAAAGGGTGATCGTTGTCCTGCGATTTGGTATGTAATGAGCAAAACAACAGGCAAATGGAGATTACCCGAGGGGGTGGAATAAATGGGTTATGGTCAAATAATCAGAGAGGATGGCACAGTCGAATTCTACGGCGATGTGCCATTACTCATCTGCCAAATGTGTAACGAAATCCCTAGTCAGGATGACGGAGTTTGGACAGTGAGTCTATCACCGCTTCAATGGCAATGCGAGAAATGTCATGCGGTCAATGGGTAATCAACTCCAATATCAATGTTCCTGCGGATCATGGGAATATGCATTTATGACTTTAGGAGAAAAGCTTACAATGACGTGCGAATGCGGGAAAGAACATAGGTGGATTTATGCCAAGCCATCATCGTAAACATAGGGGTTATCGAACTCAAAGAGTAGTGGCAGACTATATGCGCCAGTGGTTTCCGTTCGCGGATTCGGCTGGTGCAGGTCGCACTGGGTCAGATGTGCTAAATGTGCCATTTGACGTAGAAGTAAAAGCCAGAGCAGGTTTCCAACCTAAACAAGTTTTGGATCAATTAAAGAGCCGTGAATCAGGCAAATTGGGCTTCGCAGTGCTTAGACTCAACGGACAAGGCGAGACACCAGAAAACTATTGCTGCATAATCAGAATGGATGATTTAATGGGTATTCTAATACAGGCAGGATATACTAAGAACCTGACATTAGAACCGACTAGGTGCGATAAATGCGGCTCCTGGATAATCAAGAATACGGAGTGTTCTACTTGTGCCAGTCTATGAATTCCAATGCCTAACCTGCCTAATCATTCATGAACACTTCATCCCATTTGGGCTAGAAACCGCTGATCCTGTCCACTGCGAAGAACAGATGATAAAGCTCTTTACACCGCCAGCCATTCATTTCAAGGGAAAGGGTTTCTACAAAACTGACAATCGCTAACCCTGCGACACGCCGTCTGACCTGGGGTTTTACCGAAAGGACTTGACATGACCATTACACTTAACTTGCTAAAGCGCTTCAGGCGCTTAGCGCAAGCCGCAACGCGGATAGCTTGCGTGTTAGGTGTTACGGGCGCCCTATTGCTTAGTTCTGCGTCCTATGCCGTAGCGCCAATACATGATGGTATTCAAATACAACAAACACCAAAAGCTTATGCAAAAGCCGTATTACCATTAGAAGAATACAGATGTATTAATAAGCTCTATTACTATGAGAGTCGTTGGAATCATAAGGCTCGTAATGGATCTCATTATGGGATACCACAGGGTAGGTCTATCTATCTAAAGACTGCTACTGGTATAGAACAGATTAAATGGGGTTTGAAATACAATAAGAACCGATATGGTTCTAACTGCAATGCACTTGCATTCTTCAGAAAGAATAACTACCACTAATGGGCAAACAATCAGCACTGCGTAAAGATGGGTCAACATATCAATGGCGTAAGATACGTCAAAGGATTCTCACTAGAGATCAAAATACTTGCCAGAGATGCGGTCAGCCAGGTAATACAGTGGATCATATAATTCCAAGGACTCTCGGCGGAAGCGATGAGCAGGAACATTGATATTGGAGTTGATTACCCATTGACCGCATGACATTTCTCGCATTGCCATTGAAGCGGTG